AACCTCGACGAAGCCGCCGACGCGCGCCAGATCCTGGCCGACAACGGCATGCCGATGAACGATGGCCGCCTGTCGCTGATCATCAACACCGTGGCCGGCACGAAGATGCGCAAGCTGACAAGCTTGCAGAAGGTCAACGAGGCCGGAGATTCCCGCCTGCTGCGCCAGGGCACGCTGCTGGACATCCTGGGCATCATGATCAAGGAGTCAGCGCAGGTTCAGGCGCACACCAAGGGCGCCGGCACCGGCTATGACTTCGCGGCAGCCGGCGAGGCCGTCGGCCAAACCACGCTGACCGTCGAAGGCGGAACGGTGAACAGCACCGGCATCAAGGCCGGTGACGTGATCACGCATGCCGGCGACTCGACGAACAAGTATGTCGTCAACACCGGCACGACCGCGACCGGCGGCGACATCGTCATCGGCTCTCCGGGCCTGCGCATCGCTGGCGCGGATGCCAACGAGATCACCATCGGCAACAGCTACACGGCTAACGTGCTTCTGCACCAGGCCGCGGTTGAGCTGGCGATGCGCGCCCCGGCGAAGCCCGCCGGCGGCGACGCCGCGGTCGACGTGATGCTCGTGCAGGACCCGTTCTCCGGGCTGGTGTTCGAGATCAGCGTCTACAAGGGCTTCAACAAGGCAATGATCTACGTGGCCGCCGTGTGGGGCAAAAAGGCCTGGAAGCCGGACGGCATCGCCGTCTTGATGGGCTGATCGCGTGGCCGGCGAGCAAACCGAGGCCCCGGCGCGCATTGCCGTGTGCAGGGACGGGCCGCGCGGCTGGCACTGGATCAGGTTGCAAGACTTCGATCCGGCCCGCCACGTGCCCTACCCGCCGCCCACCGATGCGCCGCAGGAGCCGCCGAAGCGCCCGCCCGGCCGCCCCCGCAAGAACACCCCCACTGCATAGGAGCCCATCATGTCCACCGCGGAGAATGCAAAACTCCAGTACGAGGCGGGGCAGAACGCCACCGCCATGACGCTGCTGACCGACAGCGGCGACCACACCACCTTCGAAAGCGCGGCATCCCTGTGGTCCGGCCGCAGCGGCTACACGCCCGTTGTGCGTCCGAACGGACTGCTGACCGGAGGCGCGATCACCCCCGACGCGGCAGCGGCCAATGACAAGGTCGACGTGGCCGCGCTGACCTGCAACCTGGCCGGCGTGGTCACCTCGGTGGCCGCTGGCGAGCTGTCGATCACGCGCGGCGTGACCACCGACACGCACTGCATCACGTCGATCACCGTCGACAGCACCGGCGCGCTGGCGGCCGTGGCCGGCACGGACCACACCGCATTCAGTGAGACGCGCGGCGCGACCGGCGGCCCGCCGTTCATCCCGGTGGGCAGCATCGAGATCGGACAGGTCCGCACCACATCGGTGACGGCCGCTGTGGTCGCGGCCTCGGAGATCTTCCAGGTCGTCGGCACGCACACCGAGCGCGCGGACTTCCCGCTGTACGAGGTGAACTATGGCCCGCTGATCGAGGCCGGCGTCGAAACCCGCGCCGGCGGCAGCGTGACCATGTACGACGATCTGCCGCTGATCCACACCGGCAGCCTGCCAAAGCGCGTCTACGCCAGCTATTCGTCGCCGATCTTCGCCGACGTGTCGCTGGCCTCGGACTTCGTACCGCCGGAGACGACCCACAGCGTGACCTCGACGCAGGTCTACGGCGCCACGCTCGGCAGTTCGTCCTCGACGCTCGGACAGGGCAGCTTCACGGCCCGGCTGATCAACGGCGTGACCGACGCGCTGGTCGTGCTGAAGAACTCGACGCTGTGGTTCAAGTTCTTCCCGGATCGCGCCGCCTCGCCCTTCCTGCTGTGCCAGGGGAAGCTCGGCGTGGGCCGCACCTTCCCGGTCGACGACGAGATCCAGGCGGCTTGCACGGTCAGCGCGGCGAAGCCGGCCATCGAGCAGGCCTCGTAATCGGTTGTCTCCTGGCCCCTTGCGGGGCTCCCAGGCCCGGCCGGTGTGAATCGCGCCGGGCCTCTTTGATGACGCGGGGTGTGAATGGGATTCGATCTGGACCGATTCGAGCGCGCCAAGTTCGTGCCGCGCACGCGCGAGGTTGCCGTCGACGCGCTGGCGCCATTCTTCGGCGAGGGCGAGCCGGCGGTGTTCGTGGTGCGCTCGCTCAACAGCAACGAACTGAACCGCGCGCTGGAGGCCGAGAAGCGCGGCGTCAACGTCGACGCGATCATCAAGGCGCTGGCCAGCGGCGGAAGCCAGGTCGACGCGGTACGCAAGGCGCTGGGGCTCGGCGCCGACACGCCCGGGGAGATCCGCAAGCGGCTGGAGATGCTGGTGCTGGGCTCCGTCACGCCGGCCATCGAGTCGCACGTGGCCGCCAAGATCGCAGAGAACTTCGCCATCGAGTTCCGGCTGCTGACCAACGCGATCCTCGAGCTGACCGGCCAGGGCTATGACCTGGGAAAGCCCGCAGCCGCCTCGCAACAGACCCCGGCCTCGTCGCCAGCATGCGACTCGCCGAGCAGCGAGGCGGCTTCCTCTACGAGTGCCGACCCGATGTCATCCCCGCCGGCTGGCTGACCGACGAGGAACTGTCGCTATGGACCGCATACTACGAGCGCCGAGCCGCCGAGGTGAAGTGAATGGCTGACATCAGCAAGACCGTCTCGATCATCTTCCAGGGGCAGGACAACGCGAGCGCGGTGTCCGGGAAGATCGCCGACAACATGCAGGCGATCGGCACCGAGGCCGGCGGCGCCGCGACGAAGGTCGACCAGCTGGGCAAAGAGGCGGAAGACCTGGGCGGCAAGAGCGGCGGCGTCGACCGGCTGGCCGACTCACTGAAGGCGCTGGCCACCGGCCTAGTTGTCAAGGCGTTCATCGACGCCAACGTCGAGGCCGAGAAGTTCGAGCGCGCAATGGTGCTGCTGAAGGGCAGCACCGAAGCGGCAGGCAAGGAATTCCAGTACATCGCTGGGGTATCGAACACTCTTGGCATCAGCCTTTTCGAATCCGCCGATGCCTTCGTGTCGCTGACGGCGGCCACGAAGGGCACGTCGCTGGAAGGCCAGGCGACGCGGGACATTTTCGAGGCCGTCGCAAAGGCCATGGCCGCGCTCGGCAAGAGCAGCGCCGACACGGAAGGCGCGCTGCTGGCCGTGTCGCAGATGGTGTCGAAGGGCACCGTCAGCATGGAGGAACTGCGCGGCCAGCTCGGTGAGCGCCTGCCCGGGGCATTCCAGACCGCGGCCAAGGCGATGGGCCTGACGACGCAGGAACTTGACGCGCTGGTGAGCAGCGGCAAGCTGACGGCGACCGAGTTTCTGCCGAAGTTCGCCCAGGCGCTGAAGGACACCTTTGGCGACACCAGCTTCGTCGATGGCTACGCGGCCAGCTTCGCGCGCCTGCAGAACAGCGTCTCCCTCGCGTTCATCGAGATCGGCAATGCCGGCACCTTCGACGCGCTCACCAAGGGCGTACAGCTGGCGACTGCCGCCGTCACTGGCGCCGTGGCCGGCTTCAAGCTACTGGGCGAGGTGGCCGGCGCCGTGGCTGCGGCCATCGCCACCGGCAACTTCTCCGACCTCGGAAGCGCCATTGATGCGGCAATGAACAAGGCCGCGGACAGCACGCGCGGCGCACGCGACGCGCTGCTCGGATACACCGACGAGGCGGCGAGCGCCGGGACGGCGGCGAAGGGGTCGGCCAACGAGATCACCTCGGCGGCCGACGACATCGCCGACGGCTTCGACATTTCCAAGGCCCAGGCCGAGGCGCTGAACGAAAGCCTGAAGGCGTTGGGTGTCAAGCCCAGCCAGGTGAAAGAGCCGATCGAGGCGATCGCCAAGGCCTTCTCGGACCTGGCGGCAAACCCGGCAGTCAGCGGCGATCAGATCCTCGCCGGCCTGCGGGCGGCGCTCAAGAGCGCGGACACCTACGACGACATCACGCGCCTCGGCGGCTCGCTGACGCAGGCCTTCGTGAACGGCCGGCTTTCGGCTGAAGACTTCAGCAAGGCAACCCTGCTTCTCGCGGACGACCAGAAGAAGGTCAGCGACGCGATGGAGCGCACCACCGGCACCAGCAAGGCGCAGTCCGACGAGCTGAAGAAGAACGAAGAGGCCGCGCGCAAGGCGCAAGAGGCCGCAGAGAAGATGGCGCTGGAGTACGAGAAGATCGCCAGCAACGAGCGCATCAAGAACATCGAGTTCAAGGTCGAACTCGACATCGCGCGCCTAGAAGAAGACACCAAGCGCGTCCAGGCCGCCTTCGACTCGATCAACAACACGATCAACAGCACCGGCGACGTGATCTCGTCGTCGCTGAGCCTGCTCAAGGACTTCGACTCGCTGGACTGGGGCGCGCTGCGGATCATCGAGTCGCAGCTGGAGAAGGAAAACCAGTTGCGCCGCGACGCCTTCGAACTGCAAAAGGAACTGACCGAGGCGCAGATCCGCAGTCTGAACGCCCAGACCGCGCAACTGGAAAAGGGCGACGCGCTGATCAAGATCGACGGCGCCGGCCTGCAGCCGCACCTGGAGGCGTTCATGTTCGAGATCCTGAAGGCGATCCAGGTCCGCGTGAACCGCGACGGCCTGCCCTTCCTGCTCGGGACATAGCCATGCTGAGCGTGCTTGCAGCTGCTGAGTTCGACCCGGACGGCTACGTGCATGTCCCGCTCACGTCGACTCCCGACACCGACCAGACGCGCCGGGTCAACCGCGTGATGACGCTGGACGGCGGCATCGCTTCGACGGACGGCGGCTACAGCGCCGGGGACATGGCGTTCTTGCTCGAATGGAAGTCCGACCTCGCCATCGACGCCGCGATCGTCCGAATGATCCGGCTCTATTCGCGCGTCCACCTGCTGACCCGGGCCGGCGCGTTCGAAGTCATCCTCGAAAAGTACCGCCTCGGCACCAGCGGCAAGTCGACCGTGAATTGCCTGGTGACCGCCCAGCTTTCTGCCTGAAAGGACTATCCGATGCCCGCCCCTCTTGTCGCCACCTACGATGCGCAGTCGAAGATCGACGCGCACACCGCGTTCCTCGCGCTGATCGATTCCGGCACGGCCGGCTCGATCAAGACCTACAGCGCCGCGGACGCGCTCTTGTGCACGCACACGCTCACCGATCCGGGCGGCACGGTGAACGGCACCACCGGCCAGCTGACGATCACGCCGGCCTCGGCATCCGTGAATGCATCGGCGAGCGGCACGGCGGCCTACTGCACGGTGTGCAACAGCGCCGGCACTGCGCGCCTGGCCATCCCCGCCGAACAGGGCACTGTCGCGGTCGCCGGGAAAGTGGTGTTCAACTCGTTGGTGCTGGTCAGCGGGCAGCCGGTCGAGATCCTGAGCGCGGTCATCGGGTGACGATGTGACCGCACCGACCGTCTATCGCTCCGACGACGCCAGCGCGCCAGCCATCGACGGCACGGCCGGCAGCCTCATCGCGGCGCTCGATGCCATCCTCGTGAACGGGTACGGCGCGAAGTCCGCTGCTGGCTGGACGAAGCCCTACACCGGCACGAACAAGGCCGCATTCCAGCAGGGCGCCGGGCTGTCGCACTACCTGCGCGTTGATGATTCTGATGGCCGGCTTGCCAGAGTCATCGGCTACGGCGCGATGAGCGACGTGGACACCGGGACCAACGAGTTTCCGACCGCTGGGCAGATTTCAGGCGGGTTGTACGCGCGCAAGTCCATCACCGCGACCTCCACCGCGCGCCCGTGGATCTGCTTTGCAAACGACAGTGCCTTCTACATCTTCCTTTTCGGCAATCGCACTGGCGCGCTGGCCCCGAACGGGTTTGATGGTGGTGACGGCCATTTGGGCTTCGGCTCCCTCGTCAACACGCGCGTCAGTGGCGACATCAACGCCAGCTTCATCTGCGCCGGGTCAGACACATCGGCCACGAGCACCACGGCATCAGACGCGCGCCAATGCCTGACGGCGTTTTCGTCCGCCGCGCAGTCCACGCTCTACACCAACGGGAGCTACAACCAAGGCTCCAGCACCTCGACGGCGAGCCACAAGCGCGGCGCACCGTTCCCGAACGTGACAGCGACGCAATCCGGCCTTGTCACGAACGTTCCTTTCCCTGACCCCATGACAGGGAAACTTTTGCTCTACCCTATGACCCTTGTGGAATCGTCGGCCATCACGATCCGCGGTGAGTTGCCAGGCCTTCGCGCGCTCGGCCATCTTTTCAGCGGGTCCGGCATGCCGAACTGGATGACCATCATAGAAGGTCGCGGCGAATCGACTGGCGTTGATCATTACCTCGTCGGCACCGGGTCATTCTCCGGCGTGGCGATTGCTCTAGGGGATTGGGATGGCTGACCTCGGTGCTGTCGGGCTGGATGTTGAAATTGCTTCGGCATCCGTTTCGCTGGTTGATGCTGCCGCTCATCTCCAGCTCACAAAAGTTGTCGAGGGCGTGATCACCGACGACACGACCGCGGAGTGCGCGCGCACGGTGCGGCTCTATTCCCGCGCCACCGGGCGGCTGCTCGGCGAGATGGTCAGCGACGCCGGCACCGGCGAATTCTCCCTGCCCGCACCAGACGAGGAGGTGCAGCGCATCGTGCTCGACGACGACGCGGGCACGCTCTACAACGACCTGATCGACCGCGTTTTGCCGGGACCGTAGCCATGGCCGCACCCACCATCTACCGGTCGGACGACGCCTCAGCGCCGGTCATCAGCGGGCAAGCGAGCGCATTGCGCCTGGCGCTGAATGCGATCCTCGTCGACGGCTACGGGTCGCAGCCGGCCGCGGGATGGACGAAGTCCTACGAGGATGCCGGCAATCACCTGGTCGCGTATCAGAATGCCGGTCTTGGGTCATATCTGCGAGTGGATGACTCGCCCACACGCCTCGCTGTGACTCGCGGCTACAGGAGCATGACAGGCGTGAGTGCCGGCGCGGAGCCGTTCCCGTCTGCGGCGACGGTCGATGTCTACTGCCGAAAATCCGTGACTGCAGATAGCACGGCCAGGCCGTGGATCTGCCTTGCGAACGAAAGGCACTTCTTTCTCATCATCTTCGGGAACAAAGCTTCACTCGGTTCATTCGACGGCGGGGATTCGCACCTCGGCTTCGGTGAGCTTGATAGCTCACTGCCTGGTGATCGCGGAACGACATTTTTGCTCGCAGGCTCGGACACGAGCACTACATCAGCAACAGCAACAACTGCGCGCCAAGCTTTCAACTTCAACAACACGAGCGTTGCAGTCGCGGCCCCTCGGGTTGCCATCGAGGCATCTTTCGCCCAAACACCGCAAGGCGTACAGTTCAATGCAACGTTTGCGAACACGCCATTCGTCGAGTCGGTGTCAGGCGGCACGTCATTGCCGGCATACCCAGACCCGGCAACGGCCAAGCTCCTTATTTCAAGGAAGATGGTCCGCGCCGCCCACACAAGTTCGGGAAACGTCAATCGAGGCTACGTGCCTGGGATGTGGATGCTGTGCCACCCGGCCAGCGGACTGACGACTTTCGACACGTTCTCGGGCAGCGGCTCGCTGGCCGGGCGTGACTTCCTCATCGTCAAGACCGGCGCTGGCGGCGTGGTGTTCGAGACGACCGACGGCAGCTGGTAGCCCGGCATGGCCTACA